ATATGATTTAATTTTATGTTTATTCTTACGTGTATAAATTTTTTTAGATTGTTCAGCACGTTCAACAAACCGACCATCAAAATAGCCTTGTTGTCGTTGGGATTCGCGCGATGCTCCTAAATTAATCTTCAGAATCTGTTTGTTCATAACGTGACATGGTTTGTTGAAATGCAGTTTCATACAAAGCTACTCGATCATATGGAAATTCATGTTGTATTCGATCCACTGTTTCAAATACTTCTTTATGAATTCCATAAGCGTACGCTTCCATCAATATTTCTTCGATCTGATCTGCCATTGTTATATCTTTATATAAAAAAATTATTTCAAATTACCAAGCACGGCAAGACCAATATCTTGCCTTCCATCTAGGCCCAGGATTTTCACAGTTATGCCTTGCCCTAAAGCTTTTACGGCGAGCTGGATTAGATTTTTTTATGCGCATTGTTTTTTGGCCAGCTTTCTTTGCGGAAGTACCGCCATGGCCGAAGTTAACTTTAACCACATTGCCTTTAGCATTCTTAACATACACTTTGAATTTTTTAACATCGCCCCGCATTGGTTTTCCGAGTTTAACTTTGCGTCCTTGGTATTCAGCTTCGTTAAGGCCTGGTTGCATGATTGTAATGTATTCATTCATTTCATCACACCGTTTAATGTATTCAACTAAACATTGTGGGCAATATCCCTCAGATTCTTTAATAGGAACGCAGTTAGGAACTTTTCTTCCATCCTTTTGTTTCATTCCAATCATTTCATATCCTTTCCAACATGGATCGGATTCATCTAAATACATCATGTTACAACTCCTGTCGTATTCCTAATTTAGGGAGATATGTTCTCCAAGTATCTATTATTTGTTGTTTTTCTTGGGCGGTAATAGTTCCATTTGCAACCCATCGTCCCAAGTATTCATCAACTACTATTTTAAATGGTACTCGTTTCTTTTTAGCTTTGAGATACATTCCTTGTATCATTGCTGGGATTTCTTTTTTAAGTAAGAAATATTTCGCCGGGCGTTGATCACCAGTCTGTATTTTGGATCGTTGCGCCATGTCTGATGGCAAATATTTAGAATCAATTGTGTTCCATCCGGATTGTGTAGTATGCTCAATTTCATGACGCAATGTGTCTCGCAGTTCAATTGCAACTTCACTTAATACTTGAGGATATTCCGCTGGATCTAGTTCAAAGCGAATTTCAACCAATGGCATTTCATCTGCATTTTTACCTGTTGCGTTGTAAGCATCACCACCGATTCGGAAATCATTTAAACCTTCAACCCATTGCACTTTAAGTGCTAGATAGAAATCTAATGGTATAGTAGCATTTTCTACTTCTTCAAAATAAATCTCTTTGAATACAGAATCATCATCGATATTAGGAACTGATTCTCCGGATTTGAAGTATATCTTTTTTCCAGCAAACATACCTTTTGGATCTGTTACGGAAGAATAACTATCTTTTACTACCTTAAGCAATCTACGAGACAGTTCGGATACTATGCTATCGTAACGTCCTTCGATAATAAGAGCTTTCATTGATACCATATTAATAAATATCAGCCTAGTGCATTATAGTTCCAAAACATTTCCTTCTCTTTATTAAAAGGAGCACCTACCTGTTGATAATAACAATTCAAACAAAGCATTTGTAAATTTTCTATGCGATGATTGGTTTCATCACCATCAATATGATCTAATAGCAACGGTACCGTATCATCAGTAACTCTTCGTTCTGCATATCCACAGCACTGGCATTCTTCTGCCATTATGTTCAATGCCAACAACCGATTACGAAGCTTCCATGTTGGATAGTTTGGATACTTGCCTTCTAATATACCATCAATTGTATATCGACCTGCTGCTGCTCGTTGACTGTCTTTAGTAATACCATGTCCAGCTTGGTTTGTATGCATATCATACAAAGTTTTACCGGTTTCAGAATCCACATACATTTTAGCATATTTTTTGTATGTAGTGAATGATATCTTTAAGAAACGAGCTGCTTCGGCATTTGATTTAGTATTAGCTATTGCATATCGAATATCAGACTCTGGCAAATCATATGCCGTACGTCCTTTTCCATACACATACTTATACTGCTGAGACATAATTAATATACTCCTTTTTTGCGGAGTTCGATAATAGCATGTTTAGGATGCATTTTACGTTCCCACATTTCTCGCATCTCCGTTTTTAATTTGCTTGTAAAATCTAAGAATGTAGATGGATACACACCGCTTCTTTGTTTAAGATCATCATACCATGTAGAATATGCTGAATATTGTTCGTCAAAACGATCTGCATCTGTGCGCGTTTCCCAGTATTCAATTTGATCTTTAAGTGGCCATAATTCTAATGCAATGTTAGGATCTTTACGGCGTGCTGGAAGGATTGGATGATTCTTTTCTCGATTTGCATTTTTTGTGATGAATTTATCCATCAAATTTATTGAACGGTCCTTCGCCGATTCACCTGAGTATACTGATCTTTTACCCATAACTTATTTTGTTTTTTCTGTTAATATAACTATTTTACGCCAAGCATCTTCTGCCTGGTAAATATATTTTTTAAATTCAATAATGTTTTGTTCTTTTCGGGCTGCTTCAGCTCGTTTCATATTTCTATGATATGTAGCATGCAGCATATTAATCCTAAATTTATACCACCATTTAATCATCGTTGTTTGTATTTTTCTAATGTAACATTTAAACCTTGAGAATATAGTTCTTCGAATGCCATTTCACAATCATCATAATTACTAACATACACTGAACATTGTTTTGTGTTATGCACTATATTCGCACATTGTACGGCTTGTAAATAATTATGGCTACATATATCCATTAAGCATCCGATCACATGTTCAAACGTGTTAATATCATCATTATGCAATATTACTTGCCACTGACCTCGTTTAGTTGTTGATTGTTTTTTGGACATCTCTGATAATTGCACATTGTTCATAGAACTCATTTTTTGTTGCATAGTCTAAACATTGATTTAAAAATCGTTGCTTTCGATCTGTATCCCAGTGATCTGGCCATTCCCATGAATTAGTTTTCATATGGTTAATGGATGTAATCAATAATTTATCTATAAAATTCTCCATAACATATAATAAGTAAAATCAAATAATTATCCAATTATATATTAGATATATTTAGCATTCTTATCAGTTGTTACATTGTCATACCGAACATATCCAACTCCGGTAGTGTTGCCTACACCTGGTTGTAATTTAACCATATACCATGTTTGACCTTGGTCATCTTTTGAGATTTTCATGATTTTACCAACTGGATCCGGCCATGTTATTTTGGTTTGAAAATTGTGAATTAATCCGGTATTTACTTCTGGGGACGTACGAACATTTACATAGTCAGCTGATGTTCGTTTTCTAGGATATACCAGTTTACCTATCAATGATCCTGCCGCAGGATCTTTTGGCATACCTGAGCTCGTTGCAACAGATTTACTTTTACTACCAGTTCCTTTTAGTTCAGAAGCATATTTACGAAATGCATCTGCATTAGATTTCATTCGTTTAACTACACCTTTAAATCGGCCTGGATTTAGATAATTCGGATGATTAAGATATTCATCTGCAACTCTATCCCATTTGCCCTGATTAATCATTTTGCGAGTTACTGGTCCTAGGTCACCTCGATAGATTGCATTTAATATTGCCGTTCGTACATATTTAGGATATGACGCAAATTTAGGAATCAACCTAGCTGCTTTTGCTTCATTGTCTGCAATGCCTTTTGCTAACAACTTTTCAGCTGCAGCTTTTGATATTTTCATCCCTGGTTTTAACGACGGATATACCGCTGCTGTTGTACCATATCCAATAGTTAGTGTACCAATTATCGTTGCCCCTGGTTTTGCTGGAACCCTAGGGTTAGCATCATCATATGCTAGATGGTTTCCATTAGCATCAGTTGGTCCAGGACCTTCCCATTGCTTAACCATTTCTTTGAACTCATTGTCAAATGCTAGAGATGCTTCTGACAGTATAGATTTTAGATGTATCATTTACTTGCCTCGTTCTTCACGTATAATCAATTCACCTAGTACTTCTAATCGACCTACTTCTCGTTGAAATTCAGTTTGAGTCATCGATGTAGATATTTTACTATAGGTTGCTTTAAATTCGCGTTTTGCAGCTTTTAAATCAAATTTACCGGCCGCAGCTTTTTTATAATATGGAAGTTTAACTTTAAAGTGATGCCACGTTAATAATGCTAATCCGCCTTTGCTGTGAGCAGAATCCGCAATCTTTTTTGCTCCAGACTCTCTAGTGTCTGCGAAGTCTTCGAATGTATCTGGTTTAGATTTTTTTTCAAATAGTAAATTTATTAGTTTCATATTAATAAATATTACAATGTAGGAATCAGTTTATATGATTTTCTGCCAAATAATAACATGGATCTAAAATCTGCTTGTTGAAATGCATCTAAATTATTTTTAGACATATAATTGAATCGCATTACAGTAGGAACAATATGATTCCAATCTATATTTTGCAATACGTGTTCTACATAATCGATATCTGGCAACATTTCGTTAACATGTAAATAATCCCATTCAATATGCACTACCGGATAAACTCTATCCTCAGTTATATAATCGATACATAAATCTAAACCGCATTTAAATTCTGCACTTAATACGCGTAATAATTCCGGCCGACGTTTTGCATAACGTTTAATTTGTTCAGCAGCATCACCAACAATTGGGTGTCTGAATACAAATTGACTATGATCGAGAATTAAAGAAGATTGTTCGGTTTGAGTGAACCATGGGAGTATTATTGCATGAGCTCCATTAGAAGCTTCTCCATCTTTATACCACGTGGTATCATGTTCTAACGAGACTCCATTATGCTTATAATATTCTTGTTCAATTTCATTTAAATCAAAACCTTCATGATCTACATGACATGTATAATTCATTAATACATGTTCTGCTACATCTTCTGGTAATGGTTTTGAAATTTGAATGTCTCGATATGTGGGTCGTATTAATTCAAATTTTAAATCGTACATTATAACTTTTTTATTATGTTTGAAAAATTGGTTTTTGAATTATTAAAATCTGAATCAGCATCATCAAACAATTTAGTATCGAATGAATTTTTTGTTTTTGTTATCAAACAAACTGTTGCGTCAAACTGTTCTAATCCGTTTAGCAGATACACAATGCCAAAGTATGCATACGAATCGCAAACTTTTGCTACAAATTCTGCTTTTGAAAATATTAGTTTCAATGTTCCTAAATCATCTATAGGTGCACTGAAAATATGTTCTTTGTTTTTTAATCCTAAATATGAAAATTTAGCAGATGTTTTCATTTGTTTTGAAAACTCTTTAAAAAATGGTTTTGCAAGTTGCATTGGATCAACAACATTGCTTTCATTTAATATATTTTTTAATTTCATCATTTAGTTAGATCCTTATCATCTAATGCACCTCCTGTTACCCAAGCAGTACAAGATCTTGTACCGGCACATTTAAAATGTAAAAAGTTACAATAACCTAAGTCAGCTTTCTCAATTGTAGCCATTGCATCGATATTTTTTTCTTTGCCTTCTATTCCTTTAGACATGCAATTCCACATTTTATCAGAAACATCAAATGCTGCACAATTTGCACATTTCATTGTTTTTGCAGTAGCTTCATCAATTTTCCAACGCTTTGCTGCATCTTTCCAATATGATCCAGGTTTATCTGGATTAGCAGGACCATAGTAATACTCATCTATTGCATGTTGACGATTTTTTAAATTAACATGAATATCTTGTGTTGCAACCGGACACCCGGTTTTTGCTTCGATTAATATGTGTTTAAGCTTCTGCATTATTTTTTATGTTTTGAAATTTCAATTGCTGCCAATTGTTTTAATGCAGCTTTTTTTGTTGGATGTGTACCTAAACGTTTACCACCTTTGCTTGGATATACTGCCCATCCATCATCTACACGTTGTATTTTTTCAGACATTACACTACGTAGATGATTTTTAAAATCTACTGGAACGAATTGTGGTTGTTGATTGTTATATGAATCGGATGTTGACATATTATTCATCAAGAATCCTCCAACTTCTTCTACATCATCTTTAGATGTGGCAATATGATCTGCAGCCCAACCATGTCCATCTGATAGAATTTGGTCTACATGTGCCGGATCCAATTGTAACATCGAATCTACCATTTTTTTGATGGTTTTGAGATTTTGAAAAAACATGTAGTTGTCGATGTTGCTATGATCCATTTCAGAGTCACACCCACATTCTGTTAATTGTTGCTTCATGATATCCTTTGTGTATTACTTATAATGTAGCTTGTTCGAGGTTATCAGCAGAATCATATGGAATACCTTCACCATCTTCTATAGTTACATCCGGATACATTTTACAAATAACATTGATCAATGTATTCATCGTATTTAATCTGTCGTACTCAGTTGTTAACTTTGCTGTCTTAGTATAGTCTAATGCTGGCTGTATTGTACCAACTTGAAATTCTAATAGTCTGGTTATAACTGTTTTAAAGTTTCTAGGTTCATATGTCTCAGCGGTATCAATTTCTAGATCAATTTCGCCAACTAATTGCGTTTCGAATTGATTTTTAATTAAAAGATATGCGTCTTCTATCGTTTTGTATGTTCGACGTAAAGTTGCAAATTCGGTAACTTGATCTGCTATTGGTTGCAGAATAATAGCATCGGCTTGGTCATAGTAATCATATGGATCAAACGTTAAACCGAGTTCACCTTGTTTCCATTTCACCGGTAGTTTAAAATTTCTAGTTAAACTACCATAGTTAGTCGTTTTTGGTATGTTAATTGTAACGCTTAACACACTAGAGTCTTTATATTTTGTTACGAATTTAAGTAATCTTGAATTAGACAACATACTAGTTAAATTAATAGTAATATATCCTGTTTCATCAATTAAAAATCTTGTAGTAAATAAGTTATCTGTAGTATCATCAATAATGTACCGGGATGGAAACATACTAGTCTCTCGATCCGCTTGATTTAGATCGGTTATTCGCAAAGAATTATCTGCAGTGGCTGCTTGGTCCGTTGAATTAATTGAATTAAGAGCTACGTCAAGTTGACCGGTAATACCAGATACCGTTATATTTTCCGATACATCGGGATCTGATTCGAATTTAAAACTAATAGTATTCACATTATCCTTTTGATACGATAGACCAAATCGTGCCAGTAAGTGTAATTACACCACCAACTATTTCTGTTACTACGGTTTCATCAACTAATCCACGCATAACAAAGATACCTCCAACAAATGTTAAAGCATGACGAATAATTCCTAAGATTTGTTCTTTTGTAAGTTTCATATTTTCCTTTTTATATAAATATTTGATTATGTGCTTTTAATCACAACTGTAACATTAACGCCCCAAACGGCACTACTTGCACCAGTTTCTGTTAGTCTAATTGTAACTATTTCACCGCCATTAACTGCGGTACCTGGTTCAATTGCACCAGCCTCATATGCGTTACTTAAATCTAATTGTTTAATAGCAGTAATATTAGTACCATCGATAAATAAATCAGTATCTACCGTAGCCGATCCGGTGGTTGATGCATAGGATGTGGCTGCAGCATATATAATATCACCGGCGAAAGGCGCTACTAATCCAATTTGATTTGGACCTACTGTGTTCGGTAGAGCTGCGAAGCCTCCGATATATGTTTCTCGTCCATTTACTGTATTTGTTACTTGTGAATGAAAAAATGTTAAAGTTATGTATTCAGTACCAGATCCAATTGCATTTAATGCATAGGATGCTGTTGTAGCAAAAGATGCTGTCCCAGTAAGTGTACCCAAAAGCGATCCAGTAAATGAAGTTGCTCTTACAGGTGCATTAATTAATAACCCTAAATTCGAAAATGAAGAAGAAATAATCCCGTTCCGGTGGCGAATCTGAGTATCTAAACTATTATTAGTAGCATTTAATAAAACGATACCCGATGTTTCGGAAATAAAATATCCGTTTGTTCCTATTTGTAAATTAGTTATTCCAGCACTTCCTGTAAATGATCCAGTAAATGATCCAGAAGCTATAATGCTATCGGTACCAACTCCACTTAATGCATCTATAGCTCGGGTTATGTGTTCTGCTTGAATAGTACCACCATTAGTAATACCTGTTTTATTTATTATTGCCATTTCCTATATTCCTTTTTTTATACATTGGCCAATTTTTTGTTCGTTCATTCAACCATTCTCGTCGATCATCACACCCACAATCTTCATCTAATAACTCAGCAATTCGTTTTGCAAGTTGATCTAATCCTGTAGCTGATGTTATCCGTTTAATATCATCACCTAAACCTCTACTACCATTTTGCATCGATTGCTCCATTTTGAATTGAGTTTTGTAATTGCATGATCATAGTTTGCCATTGTGCCGTATTTGGTATTTCAAATACTTGTGTGCCCGGATATTGATATTGTTGTCCCGGTTTCATTAAAATCATATGACCCGTGTCATCGATTCCTAAAACATCATATTCAACATGTTCCATTGTGATGCCTCCATATGGCGTAGGTATCATTGTGCATTTACCTGGATGTCTCCATTGCCCCATCGGATCGGTAACTGCTTGTGTCTGTGTTAACACAGAATCCCACCCGGTAGTGTCTAACTTCTTTTTACCAGTTACATGCATTATCAATGATTCAGTAACATCTGCATGTTTATTTTCTTGAATTATATCCATAACCTCTTGTTTAACAATGTTTTCTATAGATAACCTACCTATAGATATCGTTTGCTCTAATCTGTTTAAACGTTCGATATATCCTTTATTACGTAGATGTTTAAATGCCATGTTTTCTACAGAATATTCACCATTAGCATCTAAACCAGACTGTCGTAATTTTCTTAATTTATTTTTAATTTTATTAATTTTCTTTATAGCAGTTGGATCTGTTTCTTTAATTGAATCGATTTCATATTCATATGGTTTTGCTTTTTGTTCAATAGCATCATCATCAATCGATATAGTATCAGCCGTTGGTTTATGCAGCCATTTATTTTTTAACACAGAAAACACACCAACCGTTGAATGTAGGTTCTCATTCGAGTCTTGTGCATATAACTCAATATCCATTCCTTTATATTTTAACGGATATTTTAAATTCCATACACTCTTTTTTGCATGCATATAATTACTTACTAGATGCATGTTATCGTTAACCTGTAAATAATTTATAACAACATGTAAATCGATATCGCTAAATTTAGTCCAATTATAGTTTGCACTACTTCCAATTAATATAATATCTAATACCGGAGCATCTGTTTCTAGAAATTTATAGAATGATCTCGCAATTTTCAATAAACCTAATCGCAATTTAGGATGTAACTCGGTACCATTCCAAAGTTTTGGATTTAGTGTAGACTGAGTTTCATATTCATTAATCATTCGATATCCAATTCGCGTTTTAATGTAAGTATCTCTTCTTCCGAATATCCCTTTTCACGCAGTGTTGCTAATCGATCAGTGGTTTGTCCAGATGCATTTTTAAAATCGATTTTTATTTGAGATCCAACCGTACTAATAGTACTCGGTTCATCGACAGTCGCAGATTGGTCTGCATTACCAACTGATCCGATTCCTAACCCAGCTGCAACTCCAGTTACAGCAGCTACTGGTTGCTCTACATATGTTTTTAAGTAGTTATTATATACCATATACAACGCCGGCATGATAACTCCTTGTGGATTATCTTCTGTGTCCCATCCAATTTTTTCTGCGAAATCTTCTAATTCATTGTATACAATATCAACGTTCTTTGGATTTGACAATCGATATGAATCTAATTTAATTATTTTAGAAAACATTTCAGGCATTCCCGCAGTAGCTACTGCCCCAGGTCGAAATATGTTAGATGCTTGTGAAAATGTATTTTCAACATATGTTTTATACAATTTATTATCAGTGGATGTTCTGGCAATATAATCTGATATCTTTTTCCATTTTAATGGATCGGTCTGTTTAACATTATCCATCCAATCTCTAATTTGAGAAAAAGATTTTACTTGAAGCCACGGAGGTATTCCAAATGATGCCGCTTCCGCAGCTGAATACTTTTTATTGCTTTTAAATATAAGTGCAGTTTTATCTGGACTATTTATTAGTTGCTTTGCCCATCGAACATCCATCGCATCCTTAAGCAATTTTAATTCTCTTGTACCTACTCCATATTTTTTTAAGATATTTTTAGCAGTGCTATATACACCAACAGATCCAATAGTTAACACTTTATTTAAAACATTACCACCAGTTTTAGCAGCTTTTGATGCTTTAGCTGCCGCAACAACTTTTGATGCAAAAGATTGTCTAATAGGCCTAGTTACTGTGTTGTTTAATGAACCAATAACTCGATCTATTTGTCTGTCAACCCCAGGTCCGAAGTATTTCTTTCCCTTTAAAAGAATGTTAGCCACAGCATCGCCTTTATCAGCTACTAGTTTTAAATGAGACTTGCTAAGTTTACCAGACGCAACTGCTTCTTGATAAAATTTAGTTAACTGTGTAATACTACTGCTAGATCCACCTGCAGCTTGTTTCCAAATTTTAGATGCCGAACTCATTCCGCCTAAAGTTTGTATAGCACCTTTAAAACCTAATTTTATACCAGATCCTACAACTGGTATGATTGCAACTAAAGATAAAGTACCTTCTAAATATTTACCTCTAGAAAAATATATTATAGCATTAACAGCATCTATTATATCACCATATCCTGGAATCAATCCAAGCCAATCCATTGCAGTTTGAATAGTATCAATGGTAGATGGAGCTTTGTCGCGAGCTTGTTTTGCTGTAATTGCTTGTTGTTTTTGTTTGCTTTGTTTCTGTTTTCTTAACGACGAAACTTTAATTACTTCTAATTCGTTGCCATCAACTGATAATTTAGGTGTACCGCCGGTTTCTGAATAGTTCCACGTTGTTTCGGTGTTTGATGATTGAATATATGCAGTACCATCACTAAATAATTGTACCATGCCTATTTCAGGATCATCAAATGAATATGTTCTTAACCCAGAAAAGTTTCCTGGTGTTTCACCAGACGATCGAAATAGTTGATCAACTTTAGTCCATTTGGGTGAAGTTTGTTCTTGTATTAGTTGTTCCGTAAGAACAGATTCAACTTCTTCCTGTATAATTGTATTTATTACTTTAAATTTTGACATGATACATCGTATTTATTAATAAATATCACGTTTTCCAAAAGAGCTGTACTAATATTAGTGCAAATGCTAATAATAAAGATATTGCAGTTTTTGCATTAATTGCCTCATCACGAAAAATATATGTCATTAGTGTGAATATGAATATACCAGCACAAAATGAAATAAAACGTCCGGGCCAAAATAACCCACCGAATCCATACACAACATAACTAGTTGCTTCCATAAACAACCACGTGATAGGAACTCCTAGTAACATTAAAGCCCATCGCCATTCTTTTGCCCATGGCCAAATTAATGGACCATTAACTTGTATCCAAACTATAATTTGACCTAAAATAAATAGTAAAAATGATAATAGTATGTAACGATAATTCATATACTATAATATGAACTTATTACATGTATTCAAAATTATATTAATACGATTATTATCGTTCGCCTTTATGTGTATCAAATTTATCTAGAATTTGATTCAAAAGGTTTGCTTGAATGAATCCAGCCATGGATGCATTTTTTAATGCACTTAATAATTCAAAAACAATAAATGGCACCAATATTGTTTCACTTAACCAACCGGTGCCAGGAAATCCTTTTTCCACTAGCAATAACACTGTTAAAATTACAATCCATGTTACTGTGGTTCGCAATACTTTTAGTGCTTTAAATGTTTGGAAGCCTTCTCGTTTAACGCCAGCAACTATTCCAAAAAACCCGTCGAACAATACCACAGCAATTAATGCCAAATATTGTTCGACGTGATCTAAGGTTAGATTGTAAAAATATGTACTAATAAATGTCATGGTTGTTGTTAGTACAAGTGATATTGCTAATGGGATTGATTTCATTATTTTATATCATTGGATTCAATTAATGTGTATGAAAATTTATTTCCGTTTGCTGCACGAGCTATACGACAAATTGCCATAAACTCTTCGAAGTCTTTAGAACGTTTAAATACTTGGCATCCTTCTGACCAATTCTCTACAAATGTTGAGTCTGCACCAGCTTTATGAATATTGATTCCAAATACACCTTCTTGAATTTTATTTTCATCATATGTCATATCCTTGTTCGGATCACGGAATACTTTAACTGCTTTATTTTGTCCTAAGGCTTCATATTTCCCAGCATGTAATCGCATAATATGAGAATCAATATATTGTCCTTCTACTAATCGTGCTACACCCGCTTTGTTTCCATATTTCATAACGCCCTTTGTTCCAGGATCTGTTGTTGCTGGCCAGCAATGGAATTTTTCTTCACCACCAACTGTGTAAGATAATGTGATATGGTCGTCAAACAAATTTGTTACTTTGTGACCTGTGTCGGAATTTCGAGCTCCTACAATGTTTAATAGATAATCTTTACCTTCAAACCATTTGTATCCTTTTGCAATAACTGCATTCTTAACTTGCTCTAATGTATATTTAGGAGCAGCAGTTGTTTTAGAAGCTGGTTTTGCTGCAGTTTTTG